GCAGAAGTGTTCGATTTCTGATACTTAAGGGGCGATCAATTAAAGTTACTCACTTTGAGATTGCCACTAAGGTGTGAGGGTCACCTAAAACCCTCCAAAACCCAATTCTTTATTCTTTAAAATGCAAATCACTTCCTCCGCTATCAACAACATCGCCATCGCTGATGATAAGGTCACCGTGACCTTTAAGGGTGATCGTGACTACACTTACACCTGCCACGATGTTGATGGTTTCCAGAATGACCTCAACGATGTCATCTCCGAGGGTGAATCTGTCGGTCGGTTTGTGAACTCTGCAATCCGCGCTCAGTTGTTGCAAGCGGTCTGAGATTGCGGGGGAGTTCTTTATACTTAAGGACTTCCCAATTAAAATTACTCACTTTGAGATTGCCTCTTAGGTGTAAGGGGCGCTCACCGCCCCACCTAAACTCTTTCTTTATCATGAAATCCTTCCCCCCCGCTACTGCCCTCATCTCTTTCCTCATGGGCATCGATTACAAAAAGCACTACAATTCCTTTATGGATACTGTAGTCATGGTCTGTGCGATTGTCGCCGCTGTCTACACTCTTGCCTCTGAGAAGTGGGTTGAGCACCGTATGAGCACCCGCACCAAGATTGCGTTCCGCGCAGTCAAAACTTGGGTTCGTAATGTCGCGATTCCTTATACTCAAACCGTCGTGATTCCGTTCGTGAAAGACGCTATTTCGGAGGTTCGTTCGTATCGCTCCGCCCTGCAAGTTGCATTCGGGTGAGTTATACTTAGTGAGTGACAATTAAAGTTACTCACTTTGAGATTGCCACTAAGGTGTAAGGGGAACGGCAGCGCCCTAAAGACTCCAAAACTCCACACTGATTCTTTACTTTTTTGATCATGCAATTCGCTATCTCCAACAGCACCGCTATCGAGAACATCGCTATCAACGACAACACCGCTACTCTGACCTTTAAGGGTAACCGTTCCTACGATTACACCCTCAACGATGTTGCACAGTTCGTGACTTCCTTGAGCAAGGTTATTGAGAGCGGCGAATCTGTCGGTCGGTTTGTGAACAACAGCATCAAATCTGAGGTGCTTATGCCTATCGCTGCTGCCTGATAGTTGTGCGGGGTGCTTATACTTAGCACCCCTTCTTTATTCGTTATTCTTTATTCGTGTAATCGCAGTTTATTCGTTATTCGTATCAGCAGTATATGCGATATATTTTTTATTGTTATAATCCGGCGTGCCCGTATAAAAACCATAAACTACCCTAACCTACAGAGGTGACAAAACGCGAGAGAACTATAAGGATCAAAAAATTTTTCGCCGAGTAAAAACCATGAGAACCCCGCCGAGAGTATTATGAGAAGACACCGTGACCCTTATTGGAATTTCTGGAAGGTAGTCTTTGCGGGATGGTTGATACGATATCCGGGGAGATTCTTTGAGATATTCCGATTTCCGTTTTTTATGCTAGTGGGCGTTTGCGTAGTTGTGATATATAATTCAGTTTCAAAATGAGACTCAGAGAAAAAAATTCTGAAAATTTTTTTATGGCGGAAAATGTTTATCACATATATGCAAAGGATCGTTGCATATACCATTCATTAAAGGAAGAAGAGTTTAAAGTAGTATGGGAATCTCTCAATAATCTTGTAGAGATATACACAGAGGTTGGTAAGAAGGACTTACAGTATGAAAAGGTAGTAAGAAGCGCCGAGCTCACACATGAGAGTTCTTATTGACAGATATAAATATTGGGACTAAAATGACATTGAGGTTTTATTAAAGAAATGGCAAAAGGATTTACTGTAAAAGCGAAACCACCAGAGGTTACAAAGTCTGAGGATTGGGACTACGACGCTATCAAGGAGCGTATGAAGGGCAAGAGTATTGTATTTTGTCTTCCTGGTCGTGGGTGTTCATTTACATTTCTGAAGAGTTTTGTACAACTATGTTTTGACATGGTACAGAATGGAATGAGTATTCAGATTTCTCAGGACTATTCTTCGATGGTTAACTTTGCACGTTGTAAGTGTCTTGGAGCAAATGTTCTGAGAGGACCGAAGCAACAACCTTGGGATGGCAAGTTAGAGTATGACTATCAGTTGTGGATTGATAGTGATATTGTTTTCAACGCTCAGAAGTTTTGGCAACTTTGCGATCTCGCACTCTCTGAAGATGGCACAGAACGTGAGATCACAGCTGGGTGGTACGCCACAGAGGATGGGCGCACGACCTCAGTTGCTCATTGGTTGGAGGAGGATGACTTCCGTAACAATGGTGGTGTAATGAATCATGAGACCACTGAAACCATGGCAAAGCGTAAGAAGCCTTTTACTGTAGACTACACTGGTTTTGGTTGGGTATTGATTAAGAAAGGAGTCTTTGAGAATCTTGAGTATCCATGGTTTGCACCTAAGATGCAAGTCTTTGAGTCTGGTGCAGTTCAGGATATGTGTGGAGAGGATGTTTCCTTCTGTTTAGATGCAAAGGAAGAAGGATTTGAGATCTGGTGCGATCCTCGTATTCGTGTTGGACATGAAAAAACTCGTGTAATTTGATTGGAGATTTAACTTATGGCACTTAATAAGACTGTTTTTACTCCGGCGCCTCCTAAAAAGACTCGCCAAGGTCGTTCTGCTCGCACATTGCTTTCAGCAACATCTCGTAATGGACGCAAGAAAAAGTATCGTGGTCAAGGTAAATAGATAAAGAATAGTTTCTTTTGGATGTACCATTTAGAACCTTGTACAGAATGGAATTCAATACATCCAAAAGACTTATGGGTTTACAATAAACTCATTTTAAATCGTCTTCTAGGGCATCTCTGTGGACCTACAGGGGTGCCTGTTCCATATTCGGGGTATTATATCGTCCGACCAAGTATTAATTTACTTGGTATGGGGCGATTTTCGCGTAAGGAGTGGATTGATAAGGACACTGAACACTTTCATCCTTCCGAATTCTGGTGTGAGATATTTGAAGGTGAGCACATAAGTGTTGATTACCAGAACAAAAAGGCAAAATTAGTTGTCAAAGGTGAAAGAAATGTTAATGATCCTTACTATAAGTGGAAAAAGTGGTATATAATAGACAAGGAAGTGGAATTTCCGCAAATATTAGAAGAGTTGGTTGGAGATTATGAGTGGATCAACTGCGAATTCATTGGAAATAGACTTATAGAGGTTCATTTTAGAAGAAATCCCGACTTTAGATATGGTAATAGAGTCGCAATACCAGTTTGGAAAGAAAATGATAAGGTAGAATACGATAATTTACACTTTGTTGAGGATAAAGATTACTTAAGAAAAGGATTTTACATTGACTCCGGGATAGAAACCCCGTAAAAAGTTCTGTTCAACCCCAAAAAGGAGAAAACAGATGGCAATGCACCCAAATCCAGACCGTGATTCAAGTTACATGAGAGAAATGTGGGGCACAAGTGGTCTTATTACTGACTATTGGACCAAAGTACCAGAAAAAAAGATGCTTCGTGAGATTAATAATGATGACATGACACCCAAAAAGCATGATTTTTCTGTTCAAAAAGAAATTCATGAAAAAATTCGCAATGATAATGACTATGATGACTGGGAATATGGAACAGAACCCATTTTTGGGTGATAAATAAGATAGAATTATTAGTTTTAGATGCCTTTAGAGCGCGTTAGTAAGAGTTTTAAGGATGTTAGTCTGACATTTCAGGCTAACCCTTTGACTTTTGACTTAATTGCACTAAAAAATGAAACTGCAATAGCACGCTCTATTAGAAATCTAGTATATACAGTTCCTGGTGAGAGGTTTTTTAATCAAAATATTGGTTCTAAGATATCACAAAGTTTATTTGAAAATATTGATTCCATATCTGCTCTTGCAATTGAAGGTGAAATCAAAAATACTATAGAAAATTATGAGCCAAGAGTTGAATTGGTTAAAATTAAAGTAGAACCGGATTTTGACAGTAACCAGTTTGACGTTACCATAATATACAATATAATTGGAATTGAAGCTTTACCTCAACAGTTATCATTTGCATTACTACCGACACGATAATGGCACTAGTAAACTTCACCAATCTAGATTTCGATCAGATTAAAACGGGCATAAAAGACTATTTGAGATCAAACTCAAATTTTACTGACTATGACTTTGAGGGATCTAACCTATCAGTAATTATTGATACTTTAGCATATAACACATACCTTGCCTCATATAATGCTAATATGGTTAGCAATGAGGTTTTTATTGATAGTGCTACTCTTAGAGAGAATGTAGTATCTCTTGCAAGAAATATTGGATATGTTCCAAAGTCAAGAACTGCAGCAAAAGCAACCATAAGTTTTTTCGTAAATACCGAAAACCTTGCAAACAAACCACTTACATTAACTCTACAAAAAGGTTTGGTTTGTACTACATCTTCTTTTGGTTCAAATAATTTTGTATTTTCCATTTTGGATGATATTACCGTTCCTGTAGTAAATAATATTGCAATATTTGACTCAATTCAAATCTACGAAGGAACTTATACAAAAAATACTTTTACTGTAAGTTCAAATAATCCAAATCAAAAATATATTTTAGATAACCCAAATATTGATACTTCTACTCTAAGAGTCAGTGTAAGAGACTCTCAGAGGAGTACTTCATCTAGAAAGTTTATAAATGCTCCAAATATTTTACAAGTAAACTCAAATTCAAAAGTTTACTTTATTCAAGAAGTCCAAAACCAAAGTTATGAGTTAATTTTTGGGGATGGTGTAATTGGAACAAAACTAGAAAACGACAACTTTATCGAAGCTTCTTATCTTGTAACTAATGGCGAAGAAGGTAATGGGTTTACCTCATTTACATTCTCGGGAAGAATTGTAGATGGAAGTTCCAATTTGATTAGAAGCGGAATATCTATTATAGCGACAGAATCAAGTTCTACTGGAGGTTCGGAGGTAGAATCTGTATCTTCAATAAAAAACTTTGCACCAAGACTTTACTCTGCACAAAATCGTGCAGTTACTTCATCTGACTATGAAGTAATTGTTCCTAAAATCTATCCAGAAGCAGAATCTGTAAACGTATTTGGTGGAGAAGACTTAGACCCTCCACAGTTTGGTAAAGTTTTTATAACAATAAAACCAACATTTGGAACTTTTGTTTCAAACGCGGTTAAAGACAATATAAAGGAAGAATTAAAAAAATATAGTGTAGCAGGAATAGTTCCAGAAATTTTAGATGCAAAAATTCTTTATCTTGAAACTTTCTCTAGCGTATATTACAATCAAAACTTGACATCTTCTCCTCAAACCGTAGGAACACAAATTCTTCAAAATATTTTTAACTATTCAAGATCCAGTGAGATTAATAAGTATGGTGCCAGATTTAAGTATAGTAGATATCAAAATATAATTGATAACTCTGACCCATCAGTAACCTCCAATATTACAAAAGTTCAAATGAGGAGAGACTTAAAGATATTCCCAAATCAACTTGCAGAATATGAAATATGCTTTGGGAATAGATTTTTTGCAGATTCTGATGGATATAATATTAAATCGTCCGGTTTTACTATTTCTGGTGTAGAACAGCCAGTTTATTTTGGCGACTCTCCTAATAATGATTTAACTACTGGCACTTTAGTTTTGTTTACATTAGATTCAGATTCTGAACCCACAATACTCATAGAAAATGTTGGCACAATAAATTATATAAAAGGTGAGATAAGAACGTTTGCTCTTAATATAATTTCAACAGAAAAACTTTCAGGAGGAACTCCAATAATAGAGATTTCAGCAATACCAAAATCAAATGATATTATTGGTTTACAAGATCTTTATTTACAACTAGATAGTAATAGAGCTGAGATAAGAATGATTCCTGACAATATAGAATCTGGTTCGGATTCCTCAGGTTCAAATTACATTTTCACATCAAGCTATTTTAATGGAGACCTAGTAAGAAGATAATAAATGGATAATACAAGAATAAAAATCAATTCAATAGTAGAAGATCAACTCCCATCTTTTGTAAGGGAGAATTTTCCTCTTGTCCAAGAATTTTTAAAAGAGTATTATAAGTCATTAGACCTTCAAGGTGGTGCTTATGATGTCCTTACAAATATTGATAAGCAGACTAAGGTCGATTCAATATCAAACTTGGTAGGTTTTACTGTATTAAAAAGTGATGTTGATCTTTTTAGCAATACAATAAATGTTGAGTCTACTGAAGGGTTTCCTGACACGTATGGTCTAATTAAAATAGACTCTGAAATTATTCTTTATAAAAGTAAGACCAACACTTCATTTGAAGAGTGTGTTAGAGGATTTAGTGGAATTTCTTCTTATGGAGAAAATGAGAACTTTATTTTTGAAGATACTCTTACACAAACACATCTTCAGGGTACAGAAGAATCTCCAAAAAACGTATTTAACCTAAGTATATTATTTTTAAAAGAGTATTACAATAAAGTTAAAAAGCAGTTTTTACCTGGGTTTGAAGGTAGAAAATTATTTTCATCTTTAAACTCTGGAACCTTTTTAAAAAATTCAAAAGATTTTTATTCTTCAAAAGGCACTGACGAGTCTTTTAAAATATTGTTCAGAGTTTTATTTGGTGCTTCTGTAGAGGTAATTAAACCAAGAGATTATTTAATACAACCTTCAGATGCTCAATATAGAATAACAAAAGATCTTATAGTAGAAGAAATTAATGGATCTGCAGAAGAGTTAAAAAATAGAACAATATTCCAAGATCAACAGCAAGGTAATATCTCCAAAGCTTTTGGTACAGTAACTGATGTTCAAAGAATTATTAGAAATGGAAAACCATATCATGTATTAAAATTAGATAATGATTTTAATAAAGATATTAATGTTATCGGAACAGTTTTTGGCGATTTTTCAATTCATCCAAAAACAAAAATAAAAGAAAAAGTTTTAACTGGATCAGATTATATAAATGTAGATTCTACTGTAGGGTTTCCGGAAAGTGGAACTTTAGTATATAAGGGACTTAATGGATACTTTGTCATTACTTATGAAGAGAAGTCATTAACTCAGTTTAATAAATGCTCGAATATAATAGAGGATTTGTCTTCTGGAGAAGACATTCTTTTGGATGTTTTTGCTTTTGGATACTCAAGTTCTGGAAGCATAATAAGTTTTAGGATAGGTGGAGTTGTATCTAATACAAATATTATAGAAAATGGAAAAGGATATACTAAAGACGACCCAATAAAACTTGTTGGATATGGATATGATGATCCTAAAGATTTTAAATCTAATGACTGGATATTTAACGTTTCGGTAAATTGTGAAGTAGAGAGTATAACAAAAGAAAAAGATACAGGATCTAGTTTTAGCTATACGATTAAGACATATGATAATACCAATATTTACAATAAAGACTCTGTAGAAGTTGACTATTTTTCATTAACAAACAATCAAAGACAAACTGAAATTTTTGATGGGGTGTTGGTATCAGAGACTTCTGTGCCAACAAAAGAATTTAAAATAAACAATTCACAAAAGTCTATTGATAAAATTTTTAGCGTAAGAAAAGTTACTTCACTATATGATGAAAAATATTCTTCAGATGTTATAAACGTATATAAAAATAAAACTGAAAAGTCTTTATACGTTGCATCAAATTCTTTACCAAATTACGGAAATTCTTTCAATACAGTAAAAGACTTTAAATTTGAAATCTCCAAAGTCTCTTTTGATGGAATAACCATAACCCAACCAAATCATGGGTTTTTGACTGGAGACGCTGTTTTATATACGTTTACTGGAGAAAATGAAGATGAAAAATTACTTATAGAAACTGGAGTTTACTATGTAAAGAGAGAGTCTTCTTCTGAGTTTAAGTTATCTAGAAGTAAAGAAAATATTGAAAAGTCTTTAGGATTGAGGTTTGATAATGCTTTTGTAAATTTATTGTCCCCAGGAACCTCTAAGACGTTAAAAAATAATTTTATAAGCCTCCTAAGGTTTTCTGATATAAAAAGAGTTCCTGATGTAGTAGGACCACAAAAATTAATAAGAAGATTAACAAAACCAAAGACATCTGATAGAAAGGATGCTACAGAATTTGGTTGTACTGGAATATTTTTAAATGGTGTAGAACTATTAAATTATAAATCGAGTGATAAAATATTTTATGGCCCCTTAGAATCTATAGAAGTTATTGATGGAGGCATAAACTATAGTGTAACAGAACCTCCAAAGTTAGAAATTTCTTCTAGCATTGGTTCTTCTGCAACAGGGCATTGTGGCGTAGAGGGTTCTTTAACTAGAATTGATGTTATTGATCCTGGTTACGATTATATTGAAAATCCTTTGGTCACTATTACTGGCGGATCTGGAAGTGGAGCAAAAGCTGAAGTAAAATTAATACCTTTAGATAACTCAGTAGTTTTTGATTCTAGCGTAAATAATACAAGAATTAATCCTACAGATCCCTTTAATCAAATTGGTTTTAGCACTTTCCATAAATTATTTACTGGAGAGAAAGTAAACTATAACTCAAACGGACAAACAGAAATTGGAGGACTTAAAAGTGGATCAGATTATTATGTAAATGTAGTTGATGACTTTACTATCAGACTTTTTGATAGAAAAGAGGATTCAATTAATAACACCAATGAAGTTGATATTACAAGTTTTGGTGAAGGTAACCATACAATAAAATCTGAAAAGAAAAAATTTAGTATTGGTTCGATATCTGTTTTAAATACAGGATTTGGATATAAAAATAAAAAAATTATAGTTAACCCAACTGGAGTAAACACTGCATTTGATGAAATTAGAGTTTATGAACATCCTTATCAGAGTGGGGAAATAATAACATATTCTTATGAAGGAACTCCAATATCAGGACTTAGCACAGGGAGTTATTATGTAACAAGACTGGATGAAAAAAGGTTTAAACTTTCAAATATAGGAATTGGTACTACTGCAAAAAGTTTCTTTTATGATACTAAGCAATATATTAACTTTAATGATGGCGGACAAGGAAGGCACATATTCAATTATGAACCAATAAAGGTTACTATAAGTGGAAGCGTAGGTGTTTCTACAGTAAACCAGAAAGAATTTAATGCCGAAGTACTTCCATACTTTAGAGGAGAAGTAAAATCTATTTTCTTAGATAATAATGGTGTTGGATATGGTTCTTCAGATATTATAAATTATAATCGCCAACCTGAGTTTAATTTAAATAGCGGAAGTGGTGCTAAAGTTGTTCCGGTAATATCTAATGGTTCTATAGTTGAAGTTTTAATTTCAGATTCTGGTTCTGGATATATTACTCCTCCAGATATATTAATTTTTGGAACTGGTTCTGGAGCTTCTTTAGTTTCTATTATAGAAGATGGAAAACTAAAAGAAGTTAAAGTGGTCTATGGTGGAAAATCTTACAATAGTGATACTACAAGAATAGAAATTTTAACTCCAGGAGTTGGATGTAAACTAAGAGGTAATATTAAAACTTGGACTATTAATAACTTTACACGTCTTTTAGAATCGGATAAAATTTCTTTTGATGATAGTGTTGCTTATAGAGGTTTAAATCCAAAATATGGTTTGCAATATACTCACCTTTACACACCAAGAGAACTTAGAAAAAAACTTCTTTCAGAATATACTCAGGACGATAAGATTCAATATAGAAGCGATTATTTAAACGACTCTCGTGAAGATAAGTATCATTCTCCAATTGTTGGTTGGGCATATGATGGAAATCCGATTTATGGTCCATATGGGTACGAGTCTTTAAATTCTACAACTATTAAGAAAATAAATTCGGGTTACTCTGACCCGAAAGATGAATATCCAGGTAGACCAGATAGAAAGATATATCCTGCAGGATTTTTTGTAGAAGACTACAATTTTACTGGTGAAGGAGACCTCGACGAAAATAATGGCAGATTTTGCATAACTCCAGAGTATCCAAATGGAACTTATGCATATTTTACCACAATAGAAGATGAAACTTTAAATACAACTACAAACATTGGTGTTGGAATATTTAATGGAGACAAAGTTCCAAGATTTCCCTATGTTGTTGGTAAAAACTTTTATTCAAACCCAATAAAAGAAAACTTTGAGATTGGAACAAATCAAGAAAGATTTAATTTTTTAAATCCCAACATATTGAGAAATACCAATCCCTACAATTTGACATCCTCAAGATCCGAATATAAGTTTTTAGAAAATAATAATAAAACTTATGATTTAAAAAATTCTAAAATAAAATCTACATTCTCTTCAAGTTTGGATGATATCAAAATAATATCTGGTGGTGATAATTATTCTATCGGAGATTCTGTAATTTTTGACAACAGTGGGACTGGTGGTTCTAGAGCATCTTTTGAGGTTGGAAAAATTTATGGAAAAGATGTTATTAGTTTAGAACCATTATTAACAACTTTTGAAGATGTTGAGTTTACTTCATACAGGGGAAACAATAGAATAATAGGTTTCTGTACAGAGACTCATAATTTAAAAAATAATGACTTACTGGTTGTTAAATCTATAATTAATGACCAATTACGAGGGCAATTCAAACCAACGATTCCAAAAAACACATTATCTTTATCATTAGATGTCAATGACGATCCGACAAAAACAGTTACTTACTTTAGTGTTGATGGAAGCTTAACTTATCCAAATATTAAAGAAAACGATGTTTATACTCTAGAATCTGAAAAAGTAAAAATATTAAATGTTGATGAGGCAACTTCAAGAATTAGAGTTCTTAGAGGATATAACTCAACTGCAATAAGCTCACATTCAGTTTCCACTGTTTTAGTTGAAGAGTCTAATAAGATAGTTCTTGAATATCCAAATTCAGATTTTAAATATGATGTCAATAGAGAATATTATTTTGATCCTGTAGAGTCTATCGGTTTTGGTACTGAAAAATCTTTAAAAGTTTTTGGAAGTCCTGGATCTGGAGTAACTTCTATAACAATCAATCCTAGATACATTTACTTAAAAGATCATAATTTAAAAAGTGGAACTATTGTAGAATATACATCCAACGGTTCTCCAATAGCAGTTTCAACTGATGGAACTAGCATTTCATCTGTAAATGATGGAGATAGATTTTATATAACAAACTTAGGAAAGGACTTTGTAGGAATTTCTACAGTAAAAGTCGGTTTGTCTACTTTTGGGGAGTATAAGTCCCCAGATTTATCTAGTGGACTATTATTCATTAATAGTGCCGGAATTGGCACTTATCATAGTTTTAAAACCGAAAAAACCAATACTTTACTTTGCAATATAAACAAAAATGAAGCTTTAGTTTCAACGGCATCTACAACTCTATTGAAAGCAACCGATAAAGTTGATATTGAAATTTACTCAGGAATTTCCACAACATATTCGGTCAAATACAATGATTTCTATAGAAGAATAGTTGTCAATCAAAAAGAATTTATTTCTTCTGATATAGATTTGACTTATAGTACAATAAGAATACCCTCACACAATTTTATAAGTGGAGACAAAGTAATCTACAATTCAACTTCACCTTCTTCTGGGTTGACTGACAATCAAATATATTATATTTCTGTTTATGATGAAAATAGAATTAGATTGTGCAATTCTCAATATGATGCAACAAAGAAAAATCCATTTTTTGTTACTATATCATCAATTTCTTTCGGAACTTTATCGCCAATAAATCCAAAGTTAAATATCATAAGAAATTCTAAAATTATTTTAGATCTTTCAGATTCTTCTTTATCTGTAGAATCTACTTTATTGGGAAAAAGAATACCTTCATTTAGTTTAGAGTTTTTTACTGATGAATCTTTATCAAATAGATTATTTTTAGTAGACTCTGATAAAATTTCCAAAATAAGGCAAACTGGAATAATTGGAGTAGATTCAAATGCAAAAGTTGAAATTTTAATTGATAACACTTTCCCTGACAATTTTTATTATAATTTGGTTCCAGATCAAAACCCAGAAAATTCTAGGATTAAGAAGGAATGTAAGGTAGATGAAGAAGTTATCTTTAATAACTTAATTTCTTTAAGAACTAGTGTATTTTATGGAACAAAAACTTTATCTGGAGTTGGTACAGATACTTTTACTTTTAGTATAGGTGATACTAATGAATCTTCAACATATAATACTTCAAATTCTTCTATTTCGTACACAACAAATTCATCGACTGCTAAAGGAAAAATATCAAGTTTTAATAGAATTTCTGGAGGGTTTGAATATGAAACCCTGCCATCAATAATTGAAATAGATTCTCAAGAGGGAACTGGAGCTATAGTTTTACCAGTTTCTTCTAGTGTTGGTTCTATAAAAAATACTGAAATTGTTGATATTGGATATGAATACAGTGTAGATAATACAATTGTCCCTAGAGTAAAAGCTCCGTTATCAATTAGAGTAGAACCTCTATCAAAACTTGCTTCTGTTGGAATATCTTCTGTTGGACGTTTTTATAAAAAATCACCAACTTTAATAGTTAAAGATGGTTTTACTGGAGAGTTAATTGACGATTTAGTTTTAGACTATGACATAGAAAAATATAAGGTAACTATTATAAAAAATACAAAAGGTTTTTATAATACAACTCCAGACATAATTCCAATAAGAAATACTAACGGAATTAAAATATCATTAGCATCATATAATCCATCAACAAAAGAAGTTACTTTAACTTTAAATAAAGTTTTTACTTTGGAAGAATTCCCATTTGAAGTTGGTGATAAGATAATTGTAGAGGGAACTTCAACAACTTCTGGAATTACATATAATTCTAAAGAATATGATTATTCCTTGTTTGAAATTAATGAAGTAGATCTTTCTGGACCATTACCAACAATTAAATATTCTATAGAAAAATACTTAAGCAGTTCTCTTACTCCTGGCACATTTGATGTGGAGAACTCTTCTGGAATAGTAACACCAGAGAAGTATTTTCCAAAATTTAATGTTCAACTTGTCAAAAATGATTTTAGTGTAAGAGAAGTTGTAAAATTTGGAAATAAAACTGGAAAGGTTGTCAGTTGGGACAGTAAAAATGAAATTCTAAAAGTTGAAACTGCATTCGAAATTGAAGATGAAGAGATAATAAGAGGACTTTCTTCAAATACATCAGCATTTATTAAAGAGAATAGTGGTTTAGAATTTTACTATGATATAAGTTCATCTTCTAGAGTTATTGGTGGATGGAATAAAGATACTGGATTTTTAAATAATTCAACTCAAAAAATTGCTGATAATGATTATTATCAATATTTTTCATATTCCCTCAAGAGTGAAATACCTCTAGACAAATGGTTCTTTACTGTAAGCAATTTAAATCATACAGTAGGGTTTAAAAAATTTGGCGATCTTCAAGTAGTATCTACTCCAGATTCTTTTTCTGGCATTACAACTGTTCAAAGGTCAGAAGCAACTGATATTGTTATTGACTTAAATAGTCAGGTGAATGTTAATTGTTTATTTGATTATGACTTAGTAACTGAAAATTATTTCTATATTGATAAAATCTTATCGTCCGATCAAATTTATTTTGAGTCGAGAATTCTGCAAGATTATTCAGAGTCTATTGGAAATAGAGTTTTGTTGATAGATGATATAAGTAATGAATTTAATACCAACCTGCCAGCAACATTCGTAACCTCATTTTAATATTTAAGTAAAGAAATGGCATCAAACATAAGATCTAAAAAGTTATTTTTAAATGTATTGGATGATAGGTTTTCTGATAGAAGACAATCTTCTATTATTGCATCTTTGACTGATGGAACAGACTTATTTACATCCTCATATGCAAAAGTTTTTACAGAAGATGAACTAGGTTCTTTTGATGTTGTTGATATTGGAGGTGAAAATGTTCTTAAGTTTGTTCCTTTAGATGGAAGAATAAACGAATACAACTATAGTTTTATTACTTATGATATAAAAAGAGATATAGAAGATTCTACGGAAGTTTCCATAGGAAATATTGTAAGTATTGCCACTTCATATAAAAATATTGGAACGGGAACTGTAGGAACAATAACAAAGATACCCACAGATTTTACTTCAGCAAAAATACTTGTAGAAATATCAACATCAAACAATTTTTATGAGTACACGGAATTGAGTGTAGCTTTAGACAAAAATATCAACGATGTTGCATTCTCTGAGTTTGGACAACTTGTTTTTGATAATGACCCAGCACTTTCTGGGTTGGGGACTTATGATGTGTATGTTTCAGGATCTCATATAAATGTGGATTTTTATCCAGACCATGTTTCCTTAGGTGAAGTTATTACAAATACAGTTTCCATATCCTTTGCATCAACTAGTTTTTCTGGTGATGGAAATATTTCTTTAAGATCTGGAAATTTGGAATCTACAAAGACTGGAATTACATCTAGTATATCTCCTATACCAGTAGTTGTTGGTTCTTATGATGCAGATGTTTATCAGGCATCATACATTATATCTCAAGTAGTAGATACTGATACAAATCAAGTAGAAATATTGGAACTTTTTGTAATTAACAGTTCTACAGATAGTAATTTTATAGAATATGGAAACACATTTACTTCTGGATTTTTAGGAAACTTTGACACTAGAAGAATATTATCTCCAAACCAAGTAGAAATAGTATATACTCCAGATCCGGGAAGGAATGTTGAGGTTACGTTATTTCAAAATGTTATAAGTTATTTTGAGTTTTCAAATTTCCCAACAACTTTAAATTTAGAAAACTCCGCTATTAGTAGCGGTTTGGCAATATTTGGGAGTGCAGATAAAACTAGATTTGATTTAAAATATAAAGGCGACTTTATATTTGAAAAACTTTTTAGAGCAGATTTTTCTTCTGTAGTAAATTTAAGTAAAGATTCTATAACAATACCTAATCATTTCTTTGTTACTGGAGAAAAAGTACAATACAGATCCAATGATATTAACAAAGACAATACTTTTAGTTCTATTGGAATTGCTTTAACTACAATTAATGGAGTAGGTTTAACTGACAAGTTATCCGGAGACCTTTATGTGTATAAGGTCGATTCGAAAACTATAAAGTTATCAACCAGTGCTGAAAATTCTTTGTCAACATCTCCAAAATTTATAGATTTTACTTCACTCGGAATAGGAAAAACTCATTATATTACATCAACAAACCAAAATCAAAAATGCATAATTGCAATAGATAATGTCATTCAATCTCCAATTTATAAAAGCTCTGTTGGTCTAAGTACTTTACAAAATCAACTTTTAAATAACAGTTCAAGTTCAGAACTCACATTCTTGGATGTTGATGGTTTTTCTTCTGGAGATTTTATACAGATTGAAAATGAAATAATGAAAATTAATTCTGTTGACGCAGGATCCAGTTTGGTATTTGTAAACAGAGGAGTTTTTGGCACAGGAATAGAATCTCATGCTCCAAACAGTATTATAGAAAAAATTGAAGGAAATTATAATATAGTCGGGAGCACAATATTTTTTGGATCTGCTCCTTATGGAGAAACAATAAGCGCAAATGAATTTGGAAGTGTTGTGAGTAGCGATCAAGTAAAGTCTTCTTTCCAGGGAAGAGTCTTTATTCGTTCTGGTATTCCTGACAGTAATATTGAAACTTACGAAAAAAATTATTTGTTTGACGATATATCTGAGGATTTTAATGCTGTAAGTAAAGATTTTACTTTAAAAAATAACGGTAATGATATTTTAGGAATTTCTACAGATAGGTCAATCATACTGATAAACAATATACTACAAATACCAGAAAACGACTTTACTTTAACGGAGAATTTAACAAATACTCAATTAAACTTTACAGGAACTGCAACTTCAGTTTCTTATGATGCAAATAACTCATCAGTGCCAAGAGGTGGAATACCCGTTTCTATCGCTTCCAGTAATGGTTTTGGATATCAACCACTTGTTGCTGCAGGTGGAACTGCAATAGTTTCATTTGCAGGAACAATAAGCTCAGTAAGTATTGGAAACAGTGGATCTGGATATAGGGTTGGAATTCAACCAACAGTAAGAGTTGGTGTTCAAACATATAGTTCTGGAATTCCAAATATAGAATTTATTGGAACAGCTACGGTTCAAAATGGAGGCATTGTTGGAGTTAGTATAACTAATCCTGGTTCAGGATACACATCAACAAATCCTCCTGATGTAGTTTTTGATTATCCACTTTCATATTCAGGAATTCCTTTAATATATTCACCATCATACTCTGCAGGTTTTGGAACTGAAGCAAAAATTGATATAGTTGTTGGTCAAGGTTCTAGTGTTGTAGACTTTACTATAACAAACTACGGATACTCATATCGTGCTGGCGATATATTAACAGTTGAAACTGGCGATCCAAATGGAATTCCTTTAGATTCAACAAAAACTTTCCAAGAGTTTTCAATTATAATTGATAAAGTTACTAAAGATAATTTTTCTGGTTGGTATGTTGGAGGACTTAAATTATTAGATAACTTTAGTACAAAATTTGATGGTAAGAGAAAGGTCTTTTTCTTAACCGACAATGGAAATATTTTCTCTATAATATCTAAAAAAGGTTCTGAAATAGATGTTAAAGCAACAATTTTAATATTCTTAAATGATGTTTTGCAAGTTCCTGATGAGTCTTATACACTTTCGGGAGGAAGCAGAATAGTATTTACAGAAGCTCCTAAAGAAGGAGATGAATGTAAAGTTATTTTTTATCGAGGAACTGATGGAATAGATGTTGTTGATGTTGATATTGAAGATACTATAAAGGAAGGAGATACACTTCAAATAGTTAGCAACAATCCTAAGCTTTCCCAAGAATCTAGAATTGTAGATAGCATATTTTCGCCAAATGCGGTAGACACAAACTTATATTCTTCTATTGGAATTTCATCAAACTTTGAAACAGTTAGACCAGTTGCTTGGTGTAAACAAACAGAAGATTTTAAAATAAATGGTGTATATGTTACAAAAAATAGAGTTGAATATGAACCAAGAATAAACCCAGTTTCCAGTTTAATAAAGAGTGTTGGTATTGGAAGCACCATGATATTTGTAAATACTCTCAGTCAAACATTTGATTATAAAAATGAAAATGCTTTAACTTCATATATCGATCAAATAGAAATAATAGAAAATGTTGACAAAAAGACTGCAGTATTGTCTGCAGTAGTATCAACTGCAGGGACAATAACTTCAGTAAACATATTGGATAGTGGTTCTGGATATTTGGATGCTCCTTCATTGACAATTGCAAGTCCAATAGGAATTGGTACTACGGGACAAGCTAAAGCAACTACCACAATTTCTTCTGGTTCTATTTCTAGTATCAGTATAACAAATCCAGGTTTTGGATACACTACAGATACTACACCTTTAGTAATTGTAGAAACGCCAAACTTTAATAAAGAGTATATTAAAGATGTCAGGTACAGTGGAGACTTTGGAATAATTAGTGGAATTACAACAACTTCTGTTGGATATGCGCTTACTGGATTGGTATTTCAATTACTAATACCTTCAGATTCCCCTTTGAGAGATTCAAAATATACGAACCCAACAATTACTCAAAGTTCAATTAAAGATTCTTATTACTTTGAAGTATTTAATTCTAATGTGGGCAATGGAGTTGTTTCTTTAGACGAGACTGGAAATGTTGTTGGAATTGGAACTTTGTTCTTGGATAATGTATATAAAGTTTTAAATGTTTCAAACGTAGTTGAACTTGGATACAGCTTCCCTGCAGGTTTCCCAGTTAGCATGGTAGAAGTTACTGTAAGTTTAAGCAGTTATAATGGACTATCTGGAATTGGAAAAAATAAATTCTTTGGGGAATTTACTTGGGGTCTTATTGAAGCAGAAAAAAGAAGTGATCCTAAAGAATTTGTTGTTGATTTGAATAATGGAGTTGTTGGTTTGAATAGCAGTCCAACAGTAAAAAGAGTTAATCCTTTGAAAAATAATTCCTATACCGTTGTCTAATAAATAGTTTTAAAATTTTTAAGATAAATGTCAGCAATTATAACTGATCAATTTAGAATATTAAACTCGGAAAACCTTGTAAATTCTATTGGTTCTACAGATACCGCATATTATACATTTGTTGGTTTGACAAATGCATCCGATTATAATCCAAATTGGGATGCATCACCAGATGCACCAATAGATTCTTTTAATTACTCTAATGATATTTGGGATACTATTATTGCCCTGAAAAAGGTCAATAAAGAAAATGACGTTAGAAGAGTTGTGAGAAAGAATGAGTGGACTTCCGGGACCACTTATGATATGTACAGAAATGATGTAAGTAGGGATAAAACTTCATCCCCTACTGGACAGACTAGTTTATATTCTGCGAACTATTATGTAATAAACAGTGAATATAGAGTTTATATTTGTCTTAACAATGGAATAAACCCAGATAATCCAGATGGAAGACCTTCTTTAGATGAACCAACTTTTACAGATCTGGAGCCAAGAACTGCAGGAGATAGTGGAGATGGTTATTTGTGGAAGTATCTATATACTCTAAAACCCAGTGAAGTTGTAAAATTTGATTCTTTAAACTACATTCCAGTTCCTTTAGATTGGAGTTCTGCAGATTATTCTCTAATAAGAGACAATGCAAAATTTAGTGGACAATTAAAAGTTGCTATTATAAAAAATAGAGGTTCAAATTTAGGATCAAAAAGAACTTATACTAATATAGATATAGTTGGAGATGGTACTGGAGCAAAGGCAACAGTTGTTGTTGGAGAAGACTCCACTGTAGAATCTGTAAATATAACATCCGGAGGATCTGGATATACTTTTGGAAAGTTAGATCTTGCTTCAGGAGGTTTAGTGATACCTAGTGCTTCAGATAAACCCGTATTTGAGGTAGTAATACCACCTCCAGGAGGTCATGGGGCAGACATATACCGAGAGCTTGGTGCATATAATGTATTGATATACTCCAGAATAGAAAATGATATCTTAAATCCAGATTTTGTTGTCGGTAATAAAGTTGCTCGCATAGGAGTTATAAAGGATCCGAAAAAATATTCTTCCGAGCAACTTCTTAGCGTAGATAAAGCAAGTTCTTTGGGTGCAATAAAATTAATTGGAATTACTTCTTCTTTAGATTATGAAAATGCTATTTTTGCAGAAAATCAAATAATCACACAAACAATTGGTGTTGGAGTCACAGTTGTTGCTAGAGTAATATACTATGACAACAAAACTGGAGTCCTAAAGTATTGGCAAGATAGATCGCTTGTTGGTTTTAATACAGCAACACTAGAATTATCTTCAACAGATCCAGACTTTGGATATAAAGTTAATAACTTTACATCTTCCCCAGATACTGGCGGTTCTTTAACAATTTCTGGAGGGAGTATAAATTTAGACATTGATACCAGTTTTTCTGGTATCACAACAGTCATAAATAATACGACAACATATAATCTAGGACAAAATTTTGATTCAGGCATATCAAATCCAGAGGTTGAAAAATACTCAGGAAACATAATATATGTCGATAACAGACCATCAGTAATTAGGTCTGCAAATCAAAAAGAAGATATTAAGGTTATTTTACAATTCTAAGTAAAAAATCATGCCACAGGAAACTAATTTAAACGTATATCCATATTTTGATGACTATAGTACTGTAGACTATCATAGAGTATTGTTTAAACCAGGTTATCCTGTTCAAGCAAGAGAGCTAACTACATTACAGTCAATACTCCAAAAGCAAATTGAAAGATTTGGAACCCATATTTTTACAGATGGTTCTAGAGTTCTAGGTGGAGAGTTATCTTACAACAATAGATTAGATTATGTAATTTTAGAGAACTTATATTTTGGAAATGATGTTAATACTATTATAAAGGCTCTGAATGGTACAATTATTTTTGGAAAGACTAGTGGAGTAAGAGCAGAGATAATTTTTAGCATATCAAATAGAAATTCTTATATTGGTTCAACAACTTTATATGTAAAATATATTAGTCCAGGAACCGATAGTGCTAGAAGTGAAAGGTTTATTTCTGGAGAAGTTTTGGCAGTTGAGTCAAATTTTCCAACTGATGGACAATCCGTATCATTATCAAATGGAGTGCAACTTTCTCTTGCTGCAGGAGAAGGTTTTTGTTTAACTAGAAATTTTGATGCAACTGGATTAGCTTCTGCTGCAACTATTGAAAATGGTACATTTTTTATTAGAGGATTTTTTGTTAATGTAAACTTTTCAACCATTCTTTTAGACCAATATAAAAATAAAGGTAATTTTAAGGTTGGACTTAGAATAAGTGAAAAGATAATAACTTCAGACCAAGATCCCAGTTTGAATGATAATTCGAACGGATTTTCTAACTTTGCTGCTCCAGGAGCTGATAGATTTAAAGTATCCGCTAGATTAGATAAAGTAGGTTTAAATGATAACTCAAGTAATGATTTTATAACAATTTCAGAGATAAGAGATGGAGTTGAAATAACTTCAAGAAATCTTACTCAGTATAGTGAAATATCAGAAGAATTTGCAAGAAGAACCTTCGATGAATCTGGAAATTACTATGTAAGATCGCCAAAATTAGTTTTAAAAGAAACTTTAAATAACTTTAAAGGAAATAATGGTGTATTTTCTCCCGACAGAGAAACTTATAATGGAAATACTCCAAGCGAGAGTTTAGGTACTTATGTTGTATCTCCAACAAAAGCATATGTCCTTGGATTTGAAGTAAAGACAATAGGTTCTACCTATTTGGATTTCAAAAAACCAAGAACGACAAAAACTTTAGAGAAGCAAAGTATAAACTATTTTACAGGACCTACATACACATTAAATAGAGTTTATGGATCTCCAAAGGTAGGTTTTTCAGATTACTATATCAGCCTTCAGCAAGATAGAGTTGGTTCAGATCAAACCGTTGCTTCAGGAAAAGAAATTGGTCTTGCAAGAGTTTATGATTTTGCATTAGAATCTGGTTCATATAGCACAAATTTTCCAGACTCAAATGAGTGGGATCTTTCTTTATATGACGTACAAACATATACAGAAATTACATTAAATGAGCCTATAACACTACAAACACCAACTAGAATTAAAGGAAATTCTAGTGGAGCTGTTGCGTATTTAAGGTTTGATGTTTCAAACTCTGGAATTATTACTGCTTATAACTCAAGTGGAAATTTTGTAATTGGGGAAACATTTACTTTTGATGGAATAGAAAATACAAGAATATCTACTAGTGTAAATTCGTATAGTCCAAGCGATGTAAAATCTGTATATGGATCAGATACCGCAGGAACTTACATCTTTAGTGCTGATGTAAAACAAAATACTTCTATTGATGTTGGATTTGTAGGAATAACTTCCGCAGATATTTTGGGTCAAAGTTTTGTAACTTCAGCAGACTATAATTTTTCAAATTCCTTAAAAATAAATTCTTTAGTTTCTTTTACAAATCCAGGTTCTCAACTTCCAAATTATTCCAAAGTTGTTAGCATATCAAGTTCTGGGATAAGAATAGAAAATATTGAAACTGTTGCTGGAGTTTGTAGCGGCATATTGCCAAATACAGAAATATCACCACCAGACTTTAAGATTTTAAAATCATCATATCAAAGATCCTCAGACAACACTCTTTACACAAGACTACCAAAGGCAAATATTAGCTCTGTAGATTTAACTGATTCTGACTTAACTGTCAGAAAGCAGTATGATGTTGTAGTTACAGCAGGTCAATTGACACAGGCTGCTGGAGATGACCTTACATTCTTACCTTTTGACGAAGAAAGATATTGCTTAACAAATTCTAATGGAGTAACTGAAGAACTTACTCCAGATAAAATTGATATCTCAGCATCAACTTCAATAACAATAAAAGGTCTGAGTAATGATGGAAATGCACGTTTAATAGCAACTTTAAGGAAAACTAACATTTCTTCTAAAGTAAAAAATAGAAATAGAGTAAACTCAATAATAGTAAATAAGTCAAAGTATGTGTCTTCCGGAATAGGAACCACGACTTTAAATGATGGATTGCAATATGGAAATTATGCTTATGGCACAAGAGTTCAAGATGAAGAAATTTGTTTGAACCAATGTGATGTAAATAAAATTGTAGGAATTTATGAGTCTGATAATATTTCAGATCCCACATTACCTTCAATAGTATTCTCAAGTTTAGATAGTGCGTCTGGAACAACCTCAGATTTAATACTTGGGGAAGAGTTTTTTGGTTCTGTTAGCAACTGTGTTGGAGTTCTTGTAGAGAAAACCAGTAACCTTAAAATAGCATATTCTAAACTTTCAACACCAGCTATAATTCCAGGAGAAGTTTTAACCTTTAAGGATTCTGGTATTAATGCGGTCGTATCTTCAACAGACCCAGGAGACAAAGATATAACATCAAGTTATATTTTAAAAACTGAACAAAAAAATACTTTATACGATTATTCAAAAATTGTAAGAAAAGAGAATAAAAAAGAACCATCAAAGAGAATAAAAATTGTATTTGAGTCAGCGAGTTTTTCAGATTCTGATTCTGGAGACATAACGACTGTAAATTCATATGATCAATTTGACTTCTGCAATATACTTAAAATTAATGGTATTAGGAATTCTGATGTTATTGATATCAGACCAAGAGTTCCTCAATACACTGTTGCAGAAAATACAAGATCACCTTTTGAATTTTTGGGTAGAAGTATTAGTGCGAGTAAAAATTCTTCCAAGCATATCTTAGCTTCTGATGAAGCTTTTATTGCAAATATTTCATTCTACTTACCAAGAATAGATACAATTTACCTCTCTAAAGACGGTAAGTTCCAATTACGACTGGGAGAACCTTCAGAGTCTCCAAAGAAGGCGCAACCAATAGAAAATTCTATTGAAGTTGCAAAGATTGAACTTCCAGCTTATTTGTGTGATATAAAAGACGCAAAAATAACTCTGACAGATTATAAGAGATATAAGATGTCAGACATCAAAAAACTTGAAGATAGAATTAGAAATCTTGAGTATTATACATCACTTTCAATACTAGAATCTGAAACCTCAAACTTACAAATTACTGATGCTGATGGATTAAATAGATTTAAGTCAGGTTTCTTTGTTGATGATTTTTCAACAACAAGAAACCAAAAGAAAGTAGTTGGAACAAAGAATTCAATAGATATTAAAAATGCAGAGCTGAGACCATCACATTATTCTACACAGATAGATTTAAATTATTATGGTTTTACTCCGACATTCAAAGCATCCACAGATTATAGATTTGTAGGAACTGGCACTCCTGGACTTGCTTTTGATAAAAATACAATAAGAACTGGTCAATTGTTGACTCTTAAATATCAACAAGTTCCTGAGATAATTCAACCATATGCAAGTCAAGTGACATGCGCAGCACCATATACCACTTCAGAGTTTAATGGTTCATTGGAGTTGTTCCCATCATCAGATACTTGGACAGATCAAATTCGCGTTGAACCTCTGGTCGTAAATGCTGAAGGCGATTTCGTAAAAACAGAATTGGAACTTGAGGATGAAGGATTTGATCAACAGTCTGGATTTAGTCCTGCAGTTTACAATTCTTGGGAAGTTATTTGGACAGGACAAACAGTAACAGAAACTTCTCAAGAAGTTACTGTTGGAAATGAAATAATACTTGAAGAATATGAACAAGTAACAGAGACTGGAACACAAACCAGAACAGGAACTATTAAAATTGCTAAAGAATCTTTCGAAACCACTTCCTTTGGAGATCAAGTTTTAGATTCTACGGTAATTCCTTACATGAGATCTAGAAATATCGAATTTACTGGAAGAAAATTAAAACCATTTACTCAATTATATTCATTCTTTGATGGTCGTGATGTAACAAAATACATTATGCCAAAATTAATACAAGTTACTATGTTGGATGGCGCTTTTACGGTTGGAGAGACTGTAACTGGATATTCTGGAGATGGTTATAAACTATCAAATGGATCTGGAGATGTTTCTGCGACAGTTTGCACACCTTTGCCAACTTTTAGTGCTAGAGTTGCACAACAAAATCATAAATTTGGACCATATGATAGTCCATCAAAAACAATACAAAAAAATCCATATGATAGAAATTTAACATTATCATCAACATATTCTTCATCTTCTACTATAGTAAACATTGATACTTATTCTTTAGCAGATAAATCTCAAGGCGAATACTATTCAAAACCAGAAGTTGGAATGGTTTTGAGAGGTAGAACTAGTGGAGCAACTGCAAGAGTAACTTCCTTAGACCTTTACACAGATCAAATTGGGGATGTCATTGGTTGTTTCTACATACCTAATCCAAATGTGGATGTAAATCCAAAATTTGAAACTGGAAGTAAAGTTTTTAAAGTTACAAGTAGTTCTGCAAATTCTCTCATTTTGGGTACTGTGAGCACAGCAGCAGAGAAAACTTATTTTGCTCAAGGAACTTTAGATACTGTACAGGAAAATATAATTATTGTTAGAAATGCCGATGTCGTGACCGAGATGGTCACAGAAACTCAAGATGTTACTCAAGTTGGAGATAATGAGCTTGTAGGTTCTACCGTTATAGGAACAATTGAACCACCTTATCAAGAACCAGTAGAACAAATTCCTACTAGTATTGACACTTATTATCCAACTCCAGGTGCTGATGAACCACCACCTCCTCCAGTAGTAGATCTTCCTCAACCACCACCACTTCCTGGTATAACAGTTATAAATCAGCTAGGACCAAATCTTGGTCAAAATGGTGCAAATAGATTAAATGAACTCTTAGGTCTGGCAGGTCTACCTCAAGATGCTACGCAGGGAATGGATTATTATGATGCATTAGCTTTGTATAATCAGGCAATTGATGCAAGACCAGATCTCGCTCCTTATTACGAGTATTCTGAATACAGTGCAATTGGAACTTATCCAACAACAACGAATACACAACCAGAAACAATTCAAGGAGCTATATTGGCAGAGGGAGGAGCAAACCCCACCGGATCTATATACAATCCAACAAATCTTCCAGCTTCATTTATAGGAGCTCAACCAACAAACACCATTCCACCATTCTTAGCAGCGCCTACTCCTTCCGGCGGTGGCGGCGGCGGTGGCGGCGGTGGTGGCGGCGGCAGTGACGATGGCTGCGTAATCGCAACGCACGCCGTATCTGCTGGAGGTTTTACACCAAGCATGAAGCGCGAGGCAGTCGTATGGTGCATGCACAACTTGCACGACAAGTGGTGGGGCGAAGCGATCCGCAGAGGCTATCGTCACTTAGGTCGCAAAAAGATTGAGCAAGGCAAAGCGCACGAACATTACCAAGAGTTCCGCGATTACATTGCCTTTGCA